TTTGTACGCTTGCTGAAACTCTAGGATTCTCTGACGCCTTTCATCAACGGATAGGTCGTCATAGTCCTCGCCATATGCTTCGCTTGGGGATGTATAAAATCCACTGCCTTGTTCTAGCGGGTCTCCGAAATAACCCATAGGCAACACCGCTTCCGCAAGGATAGCAATGTTCTGAGTCATGCTCGGAGTAGTTCTAAACTCATAGATAAATCTATCCATAGCAGAGAAGTCATCCATAGAGGATGGAGTCTCTTGAGGAGACTGACCCGACTTCGCATACTCAATGATCTGTTCCGTGGATGCGCCCTCAGGGTGAGTGACGTATATCACTTCCCCCGATGGACTTGTTACAGGAGTCTGCGGCATATTAACCTCGAGCGTAGCGGTTCAGTTTCTGTTGTATAATTTTGACGTCATTCGACAAGCGGTTAACAACTGTCTTCTTGCTTGCAGGGTTGAGCGTAGACTCAGGAGCGCTAGCCCTGCTGATTCGCTCAATCTTATCAAACATTTCTTGCTCTAGCTTATCGAGCTCCCTATTCAGGGCAGCTTGTGCTCGAGGGTTAGTACCCAAACTGTCAGTCAAGAACTGAAGTCTCGTGTCTACAGACTCCTCGCTTAATTCTTGCGGAGGATTATTACTCATATCTGTTGGCGGGACTGTTGGCCTTGTCTCTGTCGGCGCATTAGTGGGGGCGGGCTCGCCCGTATTAGCCGCAGCAATTTCCGCTTGTGTAGATAATCCCCATGATCCTTTAACTGCCGCGTTAGTATCAATGCGTCCAACCTTTAGTAATTCGCGAGGAGTATTGAGAGCTGCTTCCACTAACTGTGATGGAGATTTACCCGTAGCATTTGATGTGCGCAAGATAGTATCAGCAAGCATTCTCGCTCTTAATGGAACACTGCTTGTGTCATCGCTAAAGAATCCATCGTCTTGCAGGAGCTCTTCAAATCGCTTGTCTTCTTGAATGGCTTCAGTCCAAGCATTAGTTGATGCTGCGTTTTCTTTGTACTCTTTTGCGGGCTCTCCTAAACCTACGTCCATAACCTTTTGTTTAAACTTAGGATCTTTCGTATCATATTGATAGAGCGCTTTAACATAACGGTTTGTAGCAGTGTCGAATTCCTCAATCTCAATTTCTTTCATGTCTCTATCAGGCTGCAACGAGTAAGCCTGTAGCTGCTCAAGATCCATTGTGGGAATCAATGCTCTAAGCGATGCGTTCTCAGGCGTATCAGGTAGCTCCATTACTAAGTCCGTGATCAACGCTTGACGACCGGCACGCTGACTCTCGCTCAGTCGAGCTGCGGCCTCTTGCTCTATCTCTGCACGTTGAGCAGCACGCAGTTGATATGGCTCAAGCGCGGCAGCACTTGTGACTCTAGCCTGAGATTCAGTAACGCCTTGCTTGGATGCAGCAATGGTTTGCTCTCGCGCTTCTCGCTCTAGGTCGCGATCAGACAGGTCTCTGCGTAATTCAGCAGCAGCTTGACGCAAGGTTGCAGCGCGGACAGGGTCAATAGCTTGCACGGCTTGAGCTGCTTGCAGTAATCCATCAGGGCTAGATGTGTCTATGCCTCGCAATGTTTCTTGGAGCTTCTCGCCTGTAGTCCTTGGATCTAACCCAAGCATAGGCTGTACTGCACGGCGTAAGTCTTCGTTACGCTGTACACCTAGTTGACCTGCCATCTGAGCAAGAGGGGCTAACGCCCTAGCGCGGCCTGTAAGACCTGATGCGAGTAACTGACCTTGAGCCATGCCCTGCTGTAGTAGCTTCTGTTGACGCTGCTCAGGAGTATCAATGATGTCCGCGAAGAGTGTGCTTATATTAATAGCCATTAGCCGCTCCTTGAGATTGTGAGGCTAGAATAGATGCAAATCCACCAAGAGTATCAAGTCCTTTTGGGTCAACACCCGCTTGTTTTAGTAAGCTAAGAACTTGAGCAGATTGATCGCCTCCTGTTTGAGCAGTACGCTCACCCTTCAACAAATCAAACAGACCTTGGAACTGCTGCTGACGTAATGCATTAGCAAGCCCTGAGTAACCAAGCTGCGCCTCGAGAGTAGACTCTGCTAGTCCTGTGCCTAAGCCCAAGCCTGTAGCCTGTAAACCCGCACCAATCTGCGATGCTTGCAAAGCAGGAGAGAGAGTCGCGAGGAGTTGATTCTGTCCTTGGTAAGCCGATGGGATTGATTGCAAACCTAGCTCGCCTAGCAGTCCTAGCCTTGAGCGTGTCTCGCCTAAACCTTGTAGTGTTTGCTGTGAGGTTAACGCTTGCTCTGCTCTAGCTTGTTCCATAGCGGTTAATGCAGAACCTGCTTGCTGCTCCTGTATGGCCTTCTCAAGGGCTAGCTGCTCAGGTGTACCACCAAACATACCCGTGCGAACACCCGTCCTTCCCTGCCCAAATAGACGCTCCTCGAGGGCTAAACGCTGACGCTCCTGCTCAGGTGCTTGCAGTGCTGTGAGGTTGCCCATGATCTCCTGCTCTCGCGTAGCCCTTTGTGTAGGGTCTTGCGTGAGCATGCCAATGATAGAGGCTTGTTCGTCTGCACGAGCTTGCGGGTCATCCAAGAATCCAAAAGCTCTGTTACCAAAGCCTAGCATTCTTTCCTGTAGCGCCTGTTCCGTAGGACTAAGCATGGTGGCTAAGTTGCCAGTAGAGCTAAACCCTGCTCTTGAACCTGTAGCTGTGGTTACACCGAACGGTTTGAACTGAGACTGCCGACCTATCTCACCCATTAAACCGCCACTCGCGGCTTCGGGAGGACGATCACCGTAGACAGTTCTTA